GGAAATTATCAGGATCATTGGTTTTGGAAAAGATATTTTAAGGATAAAACTAAAAAAACGTTTAGTGATATAACCAAATTAAACATAGATAAGGACACGGTAGTTGATTTAACATATTCAGTTCATCACTCTACTTACCGGGATAACAAGTGGATTCCAAACGAGTTCATTGCGTTTTTAATGAACCTAAAACACTCAAATCCATATTATTATACTATTTACTGTGAAGGCGAATGGGGCAATAAAGAGATTGGCGGCAGGTTTTACAAATCGTTTAATATTGGGGACCATACCGATAATTGTGTTTATAATCCTCTTTTACCGCTTCACATTTCTTTTGATGAGAACGTTAATCCTTACCTTCCTTGCTGTATTTTCCAGATAAAAGGAAAGAATATAATGATGATTGACGAAATACTTGGAAGAACGCCACACAATACAATAAAGGCTATTTGTGGCGAAATAAAGAAAAAGTATTACAATCACCGGTCCGGAATGATAATTTATGGTGATGCTACCAGTAGAAAGCAAGATGTTAAAATTGAAAAGGGATATAATTTCTTTTACCTAATCCAAAATGAGCTTGCTATTTACCATCCTGTTTTAAAAGTGCCTCAGGCTAATCCTTCTATTATGATGAGAGGTTTATTCATGAACGCAATAATGGGTGATAGGTTTGCCGGAATATCGTTTAAAATAGGAAACAACTGTCCAGAAGCCAAAAACGAGTTTATTAACGTAAAAGAAGCCGAGGACGGCACCAAGTTTAAGGAAATGATAACAGACCCTCAAACAAAGGTAAGGTATCAAATTTTCGGGCATATTAGCGACTTATCCGATTATTTAGTATGTGAGGCATTTAAAACCGATTTTTTAACATTTCAAAGAGGTGATATCTCATTAATTTCTCGTAGCTTTGGAACCGGCAACAATAAAACAAGTGGCAAAAGGCTTTAAAATCAAAACCAAAAAATGCAAGGTGTGTGAAAGAGATTTTACACCAATGAACTCACTTCAACAGGTGTGTAATTACATTTGTGCTTTAAAATTCAATGATAAAAAAGAGATTGAAAAGAGAATAAAGCAAATGAAATCTGATGTTCAAAGTGTACAGGATGTTGAGAAAATTGCACGAACAGTATTTCAACAATGGATTAGGAAAAGAGACGAAAAGCTGCCATGTATATCATGTGGAAAAACAGAAACTAAGCAATGGGATGCGGGTCATTTCTATTCAGCAGAACAATTCTCCGGTTTAATATTTAATGAAATGAACTGCAACAAACAATGTTGCTACTGTAATAGGAATCTTTACGGAAATCAATTAGAATACAGAAAAGGAATGATTGCAAAGTATGGCTCACTTGCTGTTGAAGGATTGGAAGAATTATCAATTAATGCAAGGGTTCACAAATTTACAAAGGACGAATTAAAGGCAATAGCCCAAAAATACAAACAAAAGCTAAAATAATGACAAAAAAAACTAAAACAAATCAAGGATGGATTAATCCAAAAGTTAAACCAGCTTACAATAAAATTGTAATAGGTGCAGTATTAAATGAAAATACAAATAAAATTGAGATTAAACCAGTTAATTTATTATTAACAGATGATAAAGGTGATTTTTATGTATGTGCTGCTGAAAATAATAATCATGCAATGTTGAGAGACAGAATAAAAATTATAGCATGGCAACCAATGCCAGAATATACACAAATAGTCAATAAGCCTAAAAAATAAATTATGATAAAATGCACATGTGATAAAGGATATTTAAGATGGGGATGGTACACATCTAGTGGAAAATATCCACAAGGTGCAGATACAAGATGGGTTGGATATAAGTGTGACTCATGCAGTATTTTTATTTTAAAAAAAGACGATATAGAAGGGCATAAAAAAAGAGAATTAAATGATGATGAATATTTTAAAAAAAATAAATGAAAGTAGTTAAAAACGACAGCGAACCAAAGCATGACATGAATGCTAAAAGACCGGAAACAACATATTCTCCTGAGTATATTAAAGACCGCGCAAGAATTGACCAGTTAGCTAAAACAATTCAAAACCAAATACTTCAGTTAAACAAGCAGCTTGATGTTATACAGATAGTTGACTTTGGATTTAAGTTAACAGAGCCGGGTGAGCATAAAAAACTACTATCTAACAGGAAACGTTACTGGATGGGACTAATTAAGCTTTTAGGTTGGTTTGGTGTTAAGTGGAAAAAAATTAGGCAATTCTTTGTAAATAAGAAGATTAATAATTAATTTTGTCATGCGGATACCCTACCGAAATTAATAAGGGGCAGTTATTAACTCACATTAAACCCGGCTAAAGTCGGGTTTTTTGTTTTTATAAAAAGTGTAACAATTAAGCATTTTTCCATCATATATTATTAGTTTTGCTTAATGGCAAGATTATTAAGGGATAGCGACTACAATCGCATTATTAAAGCTGAGAACCTTGAGCAAGTAATTGCTGACTACCAATCTATTAAATTGGATATGGAGCAAACAGCTCAACAAGAAATGATTAGCAAATTATCTCAACGCTATATCACAGACCAAATTTTCACAAATACTACTGAATGGAGTGTAACAGCACAATATTACGGTAAAAACCTTGTAGAATACACAGAGGACGATTTTTCAGACACAACTCAATATGTTGGAAAGGCTCAGTACGTAGCAGCTACAACTTATACAGTAGGTCAAATAGTTTCCTACAATGGTTATTTATACACAGCATTAGGAACAACAACCGGTAATTTACCTTCAAACGCTACATACTGGACCAAAGGAGCAAAATCGCCACGCGTAAACTATAAAGGATCAATATACGAAGCAATTACAACAGTTCAAGGCGAATTACCAACAGACGAAACAAAATGGCTTTGGATTTGCTACGATTTGGACTTGTTTTATGTAACATTACCTTATTCGGAATGGAGTGCAACAGAAACTTATGCACCCGGTGACACGCGTTGGTTTTTAAACAAAACTTACACAGCCTTAAAAGCAAATACAGGAATACAACCAGGCTCAACAGATAGCGCGATTATTTGGGGTACAGGAACAACTTATATTACAAGTGCCGGAGTATTGCCAACTGATACTACAATATGGACTCCGGGAGATAATAGAAACCAGTTAATTGTTACGTATTTGCTTGACATGGTAATTTACCATTTACTAAGCAGAATGCCGCGAAACTTTAGCGATGTTCGCAAGGAGCGATATGATGGTAACAGTCCCCAACAAACAGGCGGGGCTATTGGCTGGCTTAAAAGAGTAGCAAAAGGAGAAGATAATGCCGACTTGCCGGAAATTATCGAAACACCTCAACTGAGAATAATGCACGGTACCGCAAGAACTAAACAACGTAATTTCTTATGGTAATAAAAATATTTGGGCGAGAGTTAAGTTGGAATAAGCCAGTTCAAAACGTGGATGTTAAAAGACCCGCGCAAGCTGATATTTACAATAATTATGTAAAGCTAAAAACACAGATTTTTAGAACATCTAAGGACATAGGTGATTATAAAACCGCTGTTATTGTTGCCGAAAACTGGTTAAATCCACAAAGGTATTTACTGTACCAAGTTTATAAAAACATTATAATCGACTCCCATTTAACGGCTGTTATGCAGCAAAGAAAGAACCTAACTCTATCAAAGGAGTTTTGTGTGCTTAAAAAAGATGGTACAGTTGACGAAGAAAGAACAAAGCTATTAAAAGCAACTTGGTTTAAAAGTTTCTTAAACGAGGCTCTTGAATCTCAATTTTGGGGACATTCATTAATTCAGTTTAATGATATTGTTAAAGACCAATTTACATCAATTGAGCTTATTCCTAGGCAATTTGTTAAGCCTGAACTTCATATTGTTACTCAGGACTGGACAGCATTAACTGGTAACGATTATTTGGAAGAGCCTTATAAAAGTTGGTGTATATCAATAGGCGAGCCATTAGATTTAGGGTTATTAATGAAGGCTGCACCTCTTATTATTTGGAAACAGGCAGCATTAGGAGCATGGGCAGAGTATCAAGAAGTATTCGGCTCACCAATAAGGTATTTAAAAACTAACGTATTAGATGCTGCAACAAAGGCAAGCGGCATTGATATGATGGAACAGATGGGTTCTAGCTCATGGGCTGTAATTGACACCAATGACGAGCTTGTTATAACCGAGCAAAGTAGGTCAGATGCCTTTAGAGTATTTGATGAAATGATTAACCGCGTAAACAGCGAGATTTCAAAACTATTTTTAGGTCAAACAGGTACAACTGATGAAAAGTCATTTGTTGGATCGGCTGAGGTTCAAGAAAGAACTTTAGATACTTATGGAGAGGCTGATGTACATTTTATTGAATCAATATTAAATGATAAATTAGTTCCTTTTGCTAAAAACTTAGGAGTAAATTTAGTAGAAGATGGTGGACGTATTGTTACTACAGAAGATGAAGAACTAACCACCAAGGAAAAAAGCGTTATTTTAATTGATTTATTGAAAACTGGCAAATATCATGCGGACCCTGAATATATAAAGAATAATTTTGGCGTAGAAGTTGAGGAGATTGAGGAAGAAAATGCTGAATCTATGAATATGGCTGAAAAGCTAAAAAACTATTATTCTTAATGTGTGGAATATGTGATATTGTAAATATTGATAACCCTCCTGTTCATCTTTTTACGGATGAAGAATATTATAGGGTTATTGAAGGTATTTATAATGGAATAATTAATGTAAATAGTTTAGATGTAAATACATATAAGAAGATTGCTAAAAAGCTAACTGACGGTGTATATTTAGGATTTAAAAAGAGTATAAGTGACGTTCTTTATAATAGCCCAGACTACACGATGCTACGTGATTTAAGGGAAAATGTGTATATATTTAGCGGTGCCAAAACTTACCAACAAACAAAACAAGTAAGTGAATTACTAACTACAAATGATGCAATTACATCTTTTTCCGACTTCAAGTACAAAGCTTATGATATACTTAAAACGTATAACGAAGATTATTTGAGGGTAGAATACAACAGTTCAATTGCTCAGGCTCAAACAGCCTCACAATGGATGGACATTGAAGATATGAAAGCAGATTTTCCAATGTTAAAATATCATACAGTAGGGGATAGCCGGGTAAGAAAAACACACCAAGCACTTGACGGAATAGTTAGGAATGTGGATGATAAGTTTTGGAGCTTTTATATGCCGCCTAATGGATGGAACTGCCGATGTACAGTATTACAAGAGGGTCCGGAAGTTAAAAAAACGGACTTGAGAGGATTTACTAAACCGGATGATGTGCCAGATATATTTATGTTTAACGCTGGAAAAGACCGGATAATTTTTAGCCCAAAGCACCCATATTTTAAGGTTGCTCAAAAGGATAAGAAACTGGCAAAGAGGAATTTTGATTTACCAATGCCGTGATTGGAAGTAGCATAACAAAAATATCTGAGGAGTGTGAGATATTCGATTATTTGACTATCGACAAAGGAGTAATATTGTTCTTTATATATTTGAATTAATGAAGTTTAACGAAGCCAAGATACTACGCGAACAGTTATCTAAATTTAGGTCTGAGCTTCCAAGAATGACGGATGTCATGTTAACAGTTGCTTTAAATCATTCTGTTGAAAACTTTAGAAAACAGGGATTTGATGATAGTACAGTTGAGCCTTGGCAACCTAGAAAAAGGGACAGATACAGAACAAAAGGAGGCAGAGTTGTTAATGATACTTCGCGGGCCATATTGATAGGAAAAGGCTCTGGTAGATTACGAAGGTCGTTAAGAAAGAGAAGAACATCAATGTTAAGTGGTTCTTTGACATCTTCGCTACCTTATGCAAATATACATAACGAGGGTTTAACTGGTAGGGCATGGGGTAAATACACTTTCAAAATGGCAAAACGTCAATTTGTTGGTAATTCAAGAAATATGAACAGAAAGATTGAAAAAGCACTTGAACTTAAAATAAATAGAATATTTAAATGAAACTGGAATACTATAACGAATTAAAAAACTACATAAAAACAAATGTGCCTGAAATGCGCTTTGTAGGGTTTTTTAATGACCAGTTCAATAAAGAAAATGCGGAGCAGTCAATTGATGACCCATGCTGTTTGATTAAAATGCAGCCTCAAAACTTTCGAGATACTGGTGCTGGTTTGGGGATTCAGGAATATGACATACTTTTAACTTTATATATCGGGTATTCAAATTTTAAGGACCAAGGCGAGGATATATTAGACTTTGCAGAAAAAATTAATAAAGCTGTTCACAGATTTGTACCATCTTTATCTGTTGCAGACATGGGTTATATAGGTAAGGCCATGAGAACTGATGAGCGACCAAATTATGACCATGACCAAAGAATAGTTTATGAAATTGATTACCTTGTACATTTTAAAGATTACACGGCAGACAATAGAAGAACAAAAGAAGTAACATTAACAGAAAATATTAGCGTAACATATACTCAACCATAATGGCACGAAATCAAGAAGAAATAAGAGCTATATTAGATGCCGCGCAAGCTGCTGAAACTGTATTAGCTTCATTGAATAATCCTAGTCAAACATCCGAGTACAACTTGTGGAAAGATATTTATTCGGCTATTCAAGTATTAGAAGAAATATTGTGGGATACAAAAGAAGCTGAATTAAACGCTGCTGTTGCTTTAGCTGCACCGGCAACCGCTGCTTGGATTAAGTGGAAGGTTGAGCAATTTCAATATTCATCATCAAGTCCTCAGGTTGTTCAGCTTGTAAATTTTGTACCAACATACCCTACAATTGATGAAACTTTACAAATCATTACTAGATGTTCAGTTTCAACATCTGGGAACAATATTGTTAAAATTAAAGTCGCTAAAAGTGACCCTCCAACAGTATTATCGGCATTAGAAGCAAGCTCATTAACAGGATATATTTCAGCAATTATCCCTGCTGGTGTTGTATTTCAATTAATAAACTCACCAAGCGATAAACTTTATATAGATGCTGATATTTATTACAACGGACAGTATTCTGCAACAATTTCAGATGATGTTATTGCTGCAATCAATTCTTATTTAAAGCTATTGCCGGCAGATGGTATAGTTGAAATTAGTGCGCTACAAAATGCTATAAATGACACACCAGGAGTAACGGACGTTAAATTTAACGTAGTTAAGGCCCGTCAAGACTCAACAGCTTTCGCATCAGCAACTACTATTTATGATCTTGGAACTTCTACGAACTTACGGATATGGTCTAATGTTTCAGCATCGATAGTAGAGGAAACAACAGTTGGAAATACATTTACAGACACATTAAATTTTATAGTAGCTAACTAATGGCATCGATTTACGATTTAGACCCGGATTATGTAAGTGAAAAACTGGTAACACCTGAATTAAGGGGTCCAGTTCGTTTGGCATGGTTGAGAGTATTATTAGCTGCTCTTAAAGCAAAGCATCAAAACATATTTGGCTCTACTAATAGTTTTTCAAGTGGATTAGTAACTGAGTGGTATGATTCAACAACCGCTTATTCAGTAGGGGATAATGTAAGAGTTGGTATTGCTCGATATGAATGTACGCAAGCCGGAACAGGATTTTTCCCTCCATCAAATAGAGATTATTGGGTAAAAATTGCAAGTGATTTTGTTGGAACAGATGCCAGAAAGAACTTCTATTCCGGTAAAATGAGCCTTGAATATTTATTAAATTTGTATTTACAGCCAGCTTCATATTGGACTACATCTGGACCACCAATTTATATTGCTACATTAGGAAGTGCAAACGCTACTTTAATGATGGGAAACAATGTGGCACCATTTAACAACTGGATGCCTAATAATAGCGTATTTGAGCAAAATTACATGGCAAATTTTAGTATATATTATACTGGGTTTGTGAATTTTCATGTTTTTGTTCCAACTGCTGTTTATAATGCTTTAGCAAGTACAAATTTAGACAGAACAAATATTTGCCGGTCAGTAGTTGACAGATTCAATACTGCTGGAATGACTTATGATATAATTACATACTAATATGAAAAAAATAGATACAAGCCAAATTGTTGACCCTACAAGCCAACAACCATTTACAGGAAAATCACTTAAATTTCTTCAAGATGCAATAATTGAAGTAGTAGGAGCAAATTCAAAAGCTATAATTGGAAAAGATTATAGCTCATCAGTCGTTTATGTTTTAAGTGGATGTGAAAAGGTCGGCACAGTAATCTCAGGTGGATACATCTTTTATAACGGTGAAGTTTACATAATGAATGGAGCTAATACTGCCGCGTATGCAAACGTACCCGTAATAAAGTTTCAGCAACCTTATGACAGTTCAATTGACCCTGTATTTTTTAGCGATGGAGTTAATAAATATGTTCATGAATTACCACAATTTTATATTGATGATGGTGTTTCTGGATCAACTGCTTATGGCGATTATTCAGCTGTTATTTTTGTTAATAGAAATAAAATAACTCAAATAGCTGGTACAAACACAGCAACAGCGGGAGCCGGTTTAACAACTGTAACTAATACAGCATACACAAGTCCTGCAACAGGAACAGTAAGATTAAAGTTTACTTTGACTGGGTATTTATATTGTTTAGTAGCTGGAACTGGAATTGAAGGAGGAACTGTTTTTTTAAGAAATACATCTTCTGCTATAAATTTACTAAGTATAAAAGCCGACATGGATGTGAGTGGAGCAGGTGACCCTTCTCAGTTTAATACACCTGTTGGATTTACTTTTATAGTTGATGCTGTTGCTCCAAGTACTTCTTTTAATATCAGCATTCAAAGAAATGGAACGGGTAACGTTACTCTTATAAATCCATACCTTATTGTTGAGGAGATAGACTAGTAATAATTATTTTTTCAATATCTGAAAATTCTTTATCCAATAATTCTGGTTTTGATTTCAGCACATTGTAATATAATTTGATTATATCCCTTGCAAGAACAGACTCTGTATTGCCTCTCTTTATTGCATCATCGATGAAGTGGTTTTTTAAATTACCATCAATTCTCGTTGTTACTTTTATAATAAACAGTTTGCGCTTTTTTACTAAAGCATCATTTGTTTTTCTACAATACGGAATAATACTCATCAAATAAATGTGTAACAATTCAAAGATAACACTTTTTATTATATCTAAATTTGTAACATCGAAAAGAAATTTAAATATATTAACAATATTGCTAACGATGTAGCAGAAATTCGCATTTATAAGCGTATTGGTTCCACTTACGATGAAGCAGGTTATTATATTGACGGTGTAAACGGTTCTGATTTTGCAAACGAAATGGAATGGCTGCAAAACAACTGTAAAAAAATAAACGTTCGTATTAACTCCGGTGGCGGTTCTGTTTTAGATGGATACGCAATTGTAAGTTCAATTTTAAATTCAAAAGTTCCTTGCTGTACTTATATAGATGGATTAGCCGCTTCAATGGCTGCTGTTATCGCTGTATCTGGCAAAAAGTGTTACATGGTAGACTATGGAACATTTATGATTCATAACGCCATTGATACTGCCGGAACATCAGAAAAGAAAATTGTTGAATTATTCAATGATTCAATTAAAACTATTATATCTAACCGTTGCGGAAAATCAATGGATGAAGTTGGTAAAATGATGGAGAAAGAAACATGGATGAACGCAAAAGAGTGTTTGGAAAACGGATTTATTGATGAGATAGTAAGTACTGAAAAACCTATTAATATTAAAGTAAACGCTTCTATTGACGAGCGATTTGCTATTTATAATGAAATTTTAACTAAACCTACAAACAACATGAAACAAATACAAGCATCGTTGAAGTTGGCAGAAAACGCAACTGAGGTTGATATGGTTAACGCCATTTCAGCTAAGGATGCTGAAATTGCTAAACTGAAACTTGAAAATGAAGCTTTTAAAGCTGAAAAAATTGCTAATGAAAACGCGGCAAAAGAAGCGTTAAAAGTAAAAGCTACCGAATTAGCTGAAAAAGCTGAAAAGGATGGTAAAATTAAAGCAGACGAAAAAGCTGCGTTAATTGCAAATGCTTCAAGTTCAATTGAAAATTTCTCTTTAGTTGAGAAAATGATTGAAAAAATCACAAACGTTAAACCTGCTGAAAAAATCTTTAATAGCGAAAACGCTAAAATTGATGCTGAACGCGCTGCATGGTCATGGACTGATTGGAGTAAAAAAGACTCAAAAGGACTTCTTAAAATGAAGAACGAAAGTCCAGCACTTTATGAACAATTGTATAACAAAGAATTTAAAAAATAAATCATGAAAAAAATCATCGCAATATTCGCAATCGCTGCTTGTTTTGTACTAGGTACAGAAGTAAAAGCACAAGCAACTGTATCATGGCCATCTGGTGCTATGACAGTAGCATCAGCAACAGCAACAACTAAAGTTCCTGCATATTCAATCACACCTTCAAATGTGTCATATATGTTAAACTTAACAGTTGACACCTCATTAGTAATAACTTTTGTTCCTGCAACTTATAAAATTAAGGCTGGCGCAATTGCTTATGTAAAAGTAACTAATGGAGCAACTGCTGCAACTCGTACTATTACAGGAGGTACTAAGTGTACCATGGCAAGTTATACAATGACATCAAACAAACAACACATGTTAGTGTTTGTGTATGACGGAACCAACTTTATTAACACAGATGTAATTAAAGTAAACTAAAAACACAGAAAAATAAAACCATGAAAACAACCAAAACTATTGCAAAACTATTCGCTAATATTGTTAGTGCATTTTTGCTTACATTTATTTTAACTTCTGTGTTTGCAGAACAGTTAAGCATTAATAATCCTTTAGAAGTTGCTGCCGGTGTTACCGTTGTAACTGTATTAGCACAATTTGTGTTGATAGCTATCGGATATAAATCTAATGCCCCTCAATTTGCTTATATGAGCTTATTAGTAGAGGTATGGAGCCAAGAAATCCAAGAAAATCTTTACATGGGTAATGATTTTATGAAAATGGCTACTGACCACTCAATGTGGGTTCGTTATAAAACCGTACACGTTCCTCAAGCTGGTGCAACTTCAACTGTTGAACAAAACCGTACCATGTTCCCTGCATCAATTGGCTCACGTACAGATACTGAATTGACTTATAACTTAAATCAGTACACTGCTGACCCTATTTTGATTCAAAATATTGAAGAATTACAAATTTCTTACGATAAGCGTAAGTCGATTTTATCAAACATGATGAGCCAATTGCAATTTGTTGTTGCAACTCAAACTTTATATGCTTGGGCACCTTCAGGAGCTTCAAGAATTGTTCAAACTAGCGGTTCAACCTCAACTTTAAACTTACCTCACTCAACTGCAACTGGTAGCCGTAAAATGACTACTATTTCAGACATCACAAAATTAAAATCTATTTTGGATGCTGATAATATCCCTCAACAAGGACGTATCTTATTAGTACCTCAATATATGTATAACGTTGACTTATTAAATATTAGTGGTATCGTTCAAGCTTACCAATTCGGAACAGCAGTAGCTCCAAGTGGTGTTGTTGCTCGTTTAATGGGCTTTGATATTATGATTCGTTCAGAAGTATTAGTGTATGATAACACAGGTACACCAGTAATTAAAGCTATTAACGGTGATGGTACATTAACATCGCCTGCAACAACTGACCAAGGTGCTGCAATTGCTTTCCATCCAAATTATGTTGCTGTAGCATTAGGCTCAATTACACCATATTATAATGCCGGTTCAAATGGCTCGGGATTACCTGAATATTATGGTTCAATATTCTCAGCAGAAGTTATGCACGGAGCGTCAAAGTTACGTACCGATCAAAAAGGTATTGTTGCTTTAGTACAAGGAACTTAATAATTAGTGGGGGTTAATAGCCCCCATTTTAAAATATTTACAATGAAAAAAGTTAAAGAAACATTGCTAGAAACAGCAAAAAGAATTTCATTAGGTTACTGGAATAGAGATTACAAGGATGTATTCGTTTTATTCCCAAGCCAATCAGTTTACGTAAATACTAAACCTGAGCAAATTCAAGAACATATTATTGCTACAAAACAAACAGTTGTTATCGTTAAAGAAGATGGTGTTGTTGTTGAAGTAGATTCAGAAGTTGAAAAAGAAGTTGTTGCTGAAACAAAAGTGGCGCCTGTTTACGAGAAAAAGAAACTAAAAAATAAACTTTAAAATATTATTAAATGAATAATCTTACATTTGTAAAAGGTAGTGGCGGCTTAGGCAGACCATTAGCCGGAAGTGATTATGTATCAGCTATGTTATTTTATAGTGGTGCAACGCTTCCAACCGGTTTTACTTCTAGCGATAGAATTAAGACTGTTTACAGCTTGGAGCAAGCGGTTGCATTGGGAATAACAAATACAAGTTTAGGCGAAACTAAATCAACTGCTACCTATTTGTTTACAAATAAAGGTGCTGCTGGTGATACTTTTAAAATTACTTGTGCTACAATAAATGGAACTGTTACATTAGCAAGTTACACTCAAGTTACTGCTGACGTTACTTCTGTAACTACTGCCGGTGACCGTTTAGCAGCAGAGATTAATATTTTAACTCCTGTACATGGCTTCACTGCTTCAAATAATACAGGAACAGTAACAATTACAGCTGTTGCAGGTCAAGGAGTGTTTTTGAATACAGGAACACCGTATGTAGTAACTATTGTTGGAACAATTGCTGGAACATTAACACAAAACGTTGCTGCTGGTGTAGCTTCGGATATTGATATTATGTACTACCATGTTAGCGAGTTCTTCCGTATTCAACCAAAAGGAAAACTTTACATTGGTATTTATGCCACAGCAGGTGTTGGAACATTCTCTGAAATTACAACAATGCAAAATTATGCACTTGGCGAGATTCGTCAAATAGGTGTATATTACAAATCAACTGCTTTTTCTTCTGCCCATATTACTACTATTCAAGCAATTTGTACCTCATTAGCTGCAAACAAAAAGCCTATTCAGGTTATTTTAAATGCTGAAGTAAGTGGAACAGCTGATATTACTACTTTGGCAAATATGCGTTTATTAAACGCTCCAAACGTTTCAGTAGTTATTGGCCAAGATGGTGCCGGTTCAGGATATAAGATTTATAAAGCAACATCCAAATCAATTGGAATGGTTGGAACTACCTTAGGTGCTGTTGCTCTTGCAAAAGTAAGTGATGACATTGCTTGGTACTCTAAATTTGACATGAATAACGGAGTAGAGTTTGACACATTAAACTTTGCTAATGGCCAACTTTATACAGATATTAGCGATACAGCTATTGCTGCTTTAGATTCTTATGGATGGATTTTCTTATTAAAAGAAATTGGATTATCAGGATCATACTTTAATGATTCACATACATGCGTACCTTTAACAAGTGATTACGCTTATATTGAGCTAAACCGTACAATTGATAAAGCAATACGCGACCTTAGAACATTTGTAACACCGGCTTTAGGTAGCCCTGTTAAAATTGATGCTACTAATGGAACTATTAGCGAGGATTCAATTTCATTCTTTGAGACTTTATGCCAACGTGCTTTGGAAGCAATGCAAAATAATGGAGAAATCAGTGATTATTCTGTAATTATTGACCCAACTCAGGACGTTGTAAGTACAAGCACATTAACGATTGCCGTTGAAATTATCCCTATTGGTGTAGCAAGAAAAATTGTTATAAACATTGGATATGTAGTTTCTTTAACCGCTTAAAAATTTAAAAAATGAGTTACGTATTACCTGTATTAATTAACGGAAAAGCCTACGAGTGGGCTGATATAATCGTTAACATTCTTGGTGTTCCTTTAACCGGGATTACATCAATTGAGTATGAAGAAAATCAAACAATGGAGAACGTTTATGCTGCTGGTCGATACCCGAATGCAAGAACATATGGAAAAGTTGAGCCGACTGCGAAAATTACTCTATTAATGAGCGATGTTGAGGCTTTACAAACCGCTGCTCCAAATGGTCGTTTACAAGATATTCCTGAATTTGATATTTCTATTATATTTTTAGATACTAACAACCAAACTGTTAAACACAAGTTAAGAAATGCGCGTTTTATGAATAATAAACGTACAAGTTCTGCTGGTGAAGGTGCTTTAAATGTGGAAATGAATTTAATAATTTCACATGTTGAATGGTAAATAATTATTATATTTGAACAAAATATAATATATGAAAACACCAGAAGAGTTAGAGATAATTAAGGCAGAGTTAAAGCAAAAGTATAAAAAGGTTAATCAAATAACCATTCCTTGTGATGAGGATGATTTAAGTAAACACTTTACTATTTTTGTAAAAAAGCCGGACCAAACAACTAGGTCGATAGTAAGTAAATTAGTTGATAAAGATTGGTACAGAGCGATTGAGGCGGCAGTAAAAAACATTTGGATTGGTGGAGATGATTTAAACGAGGTTTTAAAATTCGATGATGCGCTTGCTTCTCTTGATAATCCAATAACAGAACTATTAAAAGTTGAAAAGGCAGAGTTAAAAAAAAACGTGTAAATTTTTACAATAAATTACATTCTAAAACGGAGCAAGGAGAATTTTTAAGACAAAATGCTTTGCTCCGTTTTTATTATCACATAGACCCAACAAAGATATGTGAAACTAAAAGAGATAGATTAGTAATTGAAATGGAATATGTACTCTTAAAAGTAGGAATACTTGTAAAAGATGAAAAATGAACTAAATTATAATTTATCCCTAAAGGACTTATTCACTCCTAAAATGCTTTCTGCATTAAAAGCAGCTGAGAGTATGGATAAAAAAATGAGTTCAATTTCATCAAAGTCTATGGGTGCCGGGCTTGAAGGAGGCATGTTAAGAAGTGTTACAGCTGGTAATTTACTTTCACAAGGCATTCAAAGATTAGGTACTGAGATATGGGATTTTGAAAAATCATCTGTTCAGGCATTCGCAAAACAAGAACAGTTTTTAGTATCATTAAAAACAATGTTCCATGGTAATTTGACAGAGGCAACTTTGTTAAATAATCAATTAAAAGAGTTTGCAAAAACAACACCTTTTGAATTAACGGAAATACAGGATGCAACGAAAATGATGGTTGCATACGGAAGTAATTCATCAAATGTTGTAGGAGAAATGAAAATGTTAGGGGATGTTTCTTCCGGAGTAGGCTCTACATTAAGTGAAATAGGATACTTGTACGGAACTTTAAGGACCCAAGGAAGAGCATTTTCTAAAGATATTTACCAGTTTACCGGGAGAGGTATTCCAATTGTTAAGGAATTAGCTAAACAGTTTAAAGTTACTGATGACAAAGTAATGAAGCTTGTTGAGGATGGAAAAGTAGGATTTAAAGATATTGAAAAAGCCTTTAAATCAATGACCAGTGAGGGCGGCCAGTTCTTCAATATGATGAATGAGCAGTCTAAAACATTATCAGGTCAAACATCTAACTTAGCTGATGCATGGTCTCAATTAAAAGTTTCAATAGGAGATAGTCAAAGTGGTATTTTAAAAGATACTGTTTCGTGGGCAACTGATATGGTTAATGCTATTAATGCTGGCATAAACTCTATAAATAACGCTCAAAGTCGTATGAAAAAAGGCGGCATGAATTATGATATGGGATTAGGTGCAAAAGATTTTATTGATCCAACGCGGTTATTTCAAAAAAAGGAGTTGGCTGGAATGAGTAACACCTTAGATGCACAAATGAATGTTGCAAACAGGTCTCTTGCCGATGCAAAAGCACAACAAAACTTACTAAATGCTCAAATTAAGACATTAGCTCAAGAGTTTCAAGGAGGTAAAATTGATGCCAGAGAGTTTAGCATGAAATATGCGATGTTATCTGGGTTTCAAAAAGAGCTTAAAGATGTTGTAGGAATACGTCAAAAAAATGAAGGTGCAGATTTAAAAGAGGCAGAAAGAAACAAATCTTCATTAATGGAAGATAAAAAGTCAAGCACTGGAACAAAATTATCGAGTACTGATATAAGTGTTGCACGTCCACAATCAATTATTATTAACGTTAATGATGGATTAGTTAAGGAGATGACAATACAAACAACTAATTTAACTGAAGGCTCTGCAAAAATTAAAGAAGCCGTTGCAGTAGCATTAATGGAGGCTTTAAATGATGCAAACGCAATGGCACGATCATAATGGCAAAGTTTATTATACCCAAACAAGTAATTGAAAATAAGGCGAAACTTATTTTAAAAAGCAATACTACTCAGTTTCTTGCTCCTAAGTTTTTTAAGGTAGATGAAAGCAATGTCTCAATAGAACAAAATGAATATACTTTAGCCAAGCAAGATTATCCAAAAGGAAAGTTTGGGATACCGGTATTTGATGCAATACAATTTGATAAACTAAGCTATAATAGACCAAGTGACGGACAGTTATTAAGTGTATCTCAATTGTTTTTTGAAACAGCGTTAATCGAAGTAAACCAATCAAAGATTATTGTACAAACACAGGTACAAGGAAGAAACGGAACAGTTAAAGAATATATTACTGACGGTGACTGGGAGGTAACTATTACCGGTGCCATGATAAGCGAACATTCAAATGTGCCTCCTGAGCTTCAGATTCGGCACTTAAACGAGTTTAAAAATGCACCTGTTCCAATATCAGTTTATAGCAATTTCCTTGCTTATTTTGAGATTTTTAGTCTAGTTATTAAAGATTTTAGGGTAAACCAAATAGAGGGAACGCGTAACGCAATATCATTTACAATTAATTGTATTAGTGACATTCCTTTTGAAATACAGTATAAAGATAATAACTCTAAATTTAAGTCCACTGCATCATTTTAATGTTAATACCAAGAAGTAAAATAACTATTACGAAATATGATAATACTCTTCCTCCAACTGCTGTTTATGTTGAAGGAAGTGGAGAGCAGTATATAATTGACTTTGTTACAGAAATAGAGATTGAAGAAAGTTTTGAAAGCAGAACCAATACATGCAAAATAACTTTTCCAAGGGCTTTAAATTTTGAAGGTAAACAGCTATTTCATGGTGATAAACCTTTATTTGAACGAGGAGATAGAGTTTTAATAGAATGGGGTTATTACCCAAATATGCGTGAAATTTTTAACGGATGGATTGCTAATATATCGGCAAAGATTCCTGTTGAAATTATTTGTGAGAATGACATGTTTTTATTAAAAAACACAGTAGTAACTTATCCTGATGCTTCAAAAGTAAATTATTCTTATGTGAGTAGAAAAAAAGGCTCACAAAGACGAGTTAAAAAACCTCATGTTATAAGCCCACAAGTAACGCTATATGAATTATTAGATGCAATTCTTCCAGATGATATTTTATTTAGTTGCATTGACATGAACTTAGGAATGTTCAGAGCAACAAAAGCATCAATTGCTAAAATTCTGGACGTATTACAGGATAAATACGGACTTTATTCTCGTTTTGGTAATGATCGTAAACTTTATGTAGGATTTCAAAGCGATGCAAGCGATACAAATACAGAAGAATTTGAATTTGAACGTAATATAATAGATGATGCGGATTTAGAGTTTCAAAGAGCAGAAGATGTAAGTTTAAAAGTTGTAGTTGTTAGCATCGATACAAATGATGTAAAAACTGAAGTTGAGGTTGGAGACACTGATGGCCCACAAAGAACATTTCACGTTTATAACATGAAATTAGATGACATGAGGGCAATGGCTGAATTAAAACTGACTGAATCTAAATATACTGGATATACGGGTAGCTTTGAAACTTTTGGAGAACCTTATGTTAAACCGGGAGATATTGCTAAATTAGTAAGTAAAAAATTACCTGAGAGAAATGGGTCTTATATAATACCAAGTGTAAAAAGAACATTTGGAATGAATGGATCTAAACAAAGAATACAAATAAACCAAGAGGCATGAGCGATAACGGTGATATAAAAAAAGCTATCAGATTACTTAGCGGAATAGAGGATAAAGAAATTTACTCAATTATATGTACCGTTAAAAGTGTTGATTTAACAAATAAAACATGTTATTGTGTTCCGTTAAGTGGCGATGCTGATTTGCAAAGTGTAAGCTTAATTCTTGATAAGAAAGTAGGATTTATGATTATACCTACAATTGGCTCAAAAGTAATGGTTACAATGCAAAATGATGAATCGGGATATATTGGAATGTTCAGCGAGGTTGATTTTATTTATTTGAATGGGACCAGTTACGGAGGACTTGTTAAAGTTATGGACTTAGTAACAAGATTAAACACAATAGAAAACGATATTAATACTTTAAAAACAATTTTTAGTTCTTGGACACCAGTTGCAAATGACGGAGGAGCAGCATTAAAACTTAGCTCTGTTTCTTGGTCGGTAGCATCATTAACACCAACAACTCAAGCTAACATAGAGAATACATACATTAAACATGGCAACGGCAATTGATTATTTATTAGACGATTCCGGGGATTTGGTGATTTCATCAACCGGTGATTTTGAGCGCACAGAAAGCGACCAACAAGCATCAATTTTGATTCTTAATACAAGCCAAGGAGGGTGGAAATTTCACCCTTTTTGTGGAGTAGGTATAAAAAAATATAAAGGCTCTTCAGGAACTAATTTAGAGATGAAAAGAGAAATTACAGTCCAGCATCAAGCAGACGGTTATAAAGTAAATTCAATTATTGTTAAAGATTATAGTGATTTTTATATTGACTTAGAAAGGATAAACAATGGCGATTAAAAGTGTAACAATTACAAGCGATCAAAGTCTTTTTGATATAACTTTACAGTATTACGGTGATGTAACAAAAGTTTACGATTTAATTGCGCTAAATGATTGGATACCAAGTGTTATGTATAATAATTTAAAGGGTAAAACATTAAATTATGAAGAACAAAACACAACTGTAACGAACTACTTTAAGGCAAATAAAAAAACTATCATTTCAAAGTTTCCTCAATTATTAGGGACCTATTATAGTGAAGAATTTTTATTGTCAATTGATGAAGCGTTTAAAAAATCTTTAGAAAACACATAAAATGTCGATAAAATCAAGAGCAGACTTAGCCACAGAAATAGGAAATCTATTAGCCGATAATACAACCGGAGATGTTAGTTTGGGTGATTTTCGTACTGTTTTAATTGATATTATAGATAGTTGTTTAAATACTACATCGGATGCCGGTACAACAGGAGCTTATATTTGGAGTGGTGCAACTCAATATTACACCAATCAGATTATAAATTATTTAGGAAATTGGTATGTGGCCAACAAAAATCCGGCATTAACCGGAGCTTTTGACCCTGCCGACTGGGATATAATATCAAATAATTTATTTAAAGCGACATTAAGCCTAACTGCTGCTCAAGTTAAATTATTAAACACTACTCCTCAAACAATAGTTCCGGCTGTTTCTGGTAAATCGATTGTTTTAATATCTTCTCAGTTAAAAATAACTTATGGTACAGTTGCTTTTGCAACAGATACTAGTCCTTACATTTATACTGATACTGCTACAATTAGGCAGGCAGATTTTCCAACTGTTTTAAATGCAACAACATCAAGAACAGTTAAAGGAGTTCCTTATGCATACGTTGCTCCAATAAGTGCAACCGATACCCAATTAATTAACAATAAAGCTCTTAAAATTACATGTGCTGCTAATCCTACTGCTGGTGATTCAACAGTTGAAGTTACAGTATTTTACACGTTAATATAATGATTCAAAACGATGATATTCAGGCTAGGGTAACAATAACTGACAATAGTGGTAATCCTATTGTAATTTCCTCATTAAATGCATTAGAAATATACATTTATGAGTTAATTAAAGGTGAAAAATCATTAAAAGCAACCTATAAAAAAGGGAATGCTGGGTTGTATAAAATAACTACTTATGATGATGCTAATGGAGTTGTTGATATTATCATAAACAGACAAATGACAAGAACGTTAACAACTGGTAAATTATATTTAGAGACAAAAGCACAATTTAACGCTACAAGCGACTTTATAAGTTCTTTGCAGAATATCGGATCAACAGGAGTTGAAATTGATTTAGTTGAAAAGACTGCTAATGCAAATAGTTTGATATGATACTATGCAATGTAACAATAATAACACAACCAATTTTAGTAACTGTATCGCTTAACGCGGTAATTGATGCATACGTGGATACAGAAGAAACATATACAATATCTGGAATGACTCAAACGCTTACACATAACCCTGTTTTTATTTACGGTGTTTATTTGGAAGGTCAAAGGCTTACAGCTGGTCAAAGATATTCACAAGTAGGAACTACAATTACATTTGACCAAGATTATTCTGGAATGAGTGTAACTATATCATATAAATATTAGAATTATGAGAAAGATAGCCATTGGATTATTAGTTATTTTTTGCTGTGTTGCAGTAAAATGTACAGTAGGGCAAACATTAAGATTTACACAAATCGAAAAGACTTCACCAGTTGGAGCCGGAAGTGTTGTTGTTACTAACACAGCGGGTGTTTTGACTTATACAACAAAATTACCATCTAGTGTAATACCGACTTTATCGGCTTACGTTCCTTATACAGGAGCAACGAGTTCGGTTAACTTAGGAGCTAATAGTTTTAGTGTTGGCGGTACTAGTGTTTTTTCTCAAAGCATTTCAACGGCTGGGATTTTAAACACCGGGACTTTATCTAGTACATCCGCAACAATAACTGGTGGGTTATTGTACGGAACAACCAATGCAAATTTTATTCAACTTGACAACAGTATAGATGCAAAACTTGCATATAACTCAAACAATTATTGGAATGTAGCAAATCAAACTGCTGGATTATTACTGAACGGAGGAACTAAACAAACTTGGAATACTAGCGGAAGCGTTCTGACTGGAACATATAACGTCAGCGGAAATTCATATTTAGGCGGAACAGGAACATCTCCCACAGCGAAAATACATTTGGCAGCAGGGTCAACCGCCGCGAGTAGTTCTCCATTAAAATTTACAAGCGGGGCATTGAATACAACAGCAGAGGCGGGAGCGGTTGAATTTTTAACCGATAAAGCATATTTAACAATTACGACAGGAGCGGTGAGAAAAGAAATTTGTTTAAGGGATAATGTGGGTTCAGTTGGTCGAGTTCCGTTTCAAACCACAAACGGAAGATTGACCGATGACGCAAGCTTGTTTTATAGTACAGCATTATCCACTGGGTTACAAGTTGCAAATAAAGCAATGATAGGAACCAATTCAGCAGCAAACGCAACACTTGAAGTTAGAGGAACGATGAGCGTTAGTTCAACCTTTAGTGCTGCTGGTAGAGTAGAACAGGCACAAGGCGCATCAGTGGCAAGTGCTAATAACTTGGCATTAGGAGCAGACGGAAACTCATTTGAGATTACTGGAACAACACAAATAAATTTAATAACAAATACTAATTGGCAAAACGGTTCAATTATAAGATTACTTTTTACTTCAACCCCAGTTGTGAAAAATGGTCAAGCAACTAGCGGAGCAAATATTACTATAAAATTGGCTGGTGGCGTTGATTTTTCAGCAACGGCAGACGATATATTAACACTTGAATTATGCACAATAGGTGGTACTGTTGCATGGAGAGAGGTATCAAGGTCAGTAAACTAATGAAAACACTTTTACTAATATTATTATCTTTTAGCCTTAGTGGACAAATTTTGACCAAAAAGCAAACTGACTGGGTTACTAAGAATGATGATGTAGTGCATTTCTATGCAGTAGTAGCAGTCGGTGAATTATCACATGGTATTCAAAAGCTAGTATTTAAAGAGCAATCATTCGGTAATAGGTTGTTATGGGATTGGATTATTTCACAGGCTGCAATATTTGGAAAGGAAACATATGATTGTTATAAAGCTAATCCAACAGGGTTTAACTGGAATGATGTTGCACCGGGAGAATTAGGATGCCATGTTAGGTTAATATTTAAAGTATCATGGAATGATTTTAAACAAGTTGGTTTTGTACCACGTAAAAAAAAGGATAACTATTCAATGGCTAAAGATTTATGAAAAAAATACTGACGTTTGAAAACATAAGTAAATACACATTCAGCTTACTTGCACTGGCTGGTTTATATTATGGATTAGATAAGCGTTTAAGCATGTTTGAACAAAAGTTAGATTACTACATATCTTCTGCAACAATCGACAGTAGAAGAGCAGAGCTATTGTTTGTAGAGCTAAATAAAACAGATAAAGACCTTGAGAACAAATACAATAATTTAAACGTAACACTTGCCTCTATAAAAGCAATATTGCCTAAACAAATTACACTTGAAAACGAATGAATGAAAGAAGTTTAGATAGATTAAAAGGTGTTAAGCCAATTCTTATTGACATACTTATTGAGGCTGCTAAAACAAGTCCTTTTGAATTTCAGATACCTGAAGATGGTGGATTGAGAACAGCAGAAAGACAAAACCAGTTGTTTAAAGATAAGAAGTCTTTATGTGATGGGTATAAGAATTTAAGCGAACACCAAAAGGGTACAGCGTTTGATATATTTTTAATTATTGATGGTAAAGCAAGTTGGGACAAACCAAGGTTAAAACAAGTAATGTACCACATAAAAGAAGTAGCACTAAAATACAATATCACATTAGATTTAGGATGTGATTGGACTAAATTTATTGATTACCCACACGCTCAAATAAAATAACATGAAACAAAACCTATTTATGAAAGCCGTTAATTGGCTGGCTGGTTCGGCTGACAATCATCCGGGCGGTGCATCATCTAAAAAACTTTCCGCTTTTTGGGCGTTGGTTGTATTAGTAACTGTTACCCAATTCACGTGGTTAATTTGGGCGTATAAGCATAGTGACTGGAATCATTTAGAATATATCATTACAACTGACATTATTTTTGCTGCTACCGGGTTAGGGATGAACTCATACGAGAAAATTAAAGGTAAGGCTAATGCTGAACAAGTAACAACTGATGGCAATACAACTGACACCAAATAACCCTATGAATTACGATAGGTATTACAAGCTGTTTATAATGGGATGTATATCCGTTGTTTTTCTTATTGTATTCTCACAGTTTAAATCATGTGGTGAAACTGAGCCAGTTAATACCGATATGGAAAGCAAAAAAGAAAAGATAAGAAAGGATAAAATAAAAGCCGATTCACTTGATAAAGCCTCAGATAAAACAGATTCAGTAAGGATTGTTTATGTAACAAAGTGGCGAACTTTAAAACCTAAATTAGATTCAATCCCATGCCCTGAAGCATTATCTGAAGTAATTTTATTAACCGATTCTATCATAATAGTCGACTCAACACAAATAAGTGAGCTTAATGCAGAGTTGTTTGTAAAGGATGCGATTATTGCAAACCAAGATACTTTGATTAGCGTGGACTCTATTACTATTCGTAAACTAACAAAGCAACTTAAACGTCAAAAAGCGAAAACAAGATTAGCTTGGATTGTTGCTGGTGTTTTGGGTGGAGTGGCTTTTGTTAAGTAAAAATCATTTTTTATTATACATATTGAAGGAAAAACAAAAAGAAAAAAGCTAAAATTTGAACATCCTGCAAGCCCACCTTCGCCAAGCCCGAAAACGTTATATTCAAGTTTTTAAACTTTACGCTTTTCTATTTCACCATACATTCCAAGCATTTTACCTTTGCCGTTAATAGGTGTTGTTTTTTTACCACATTCACATACATAGTAAGTCCATAGTCCGTTGCTTCTGCTTGTAAATTTAGTTTTACAACAATCGCTAAAAAACAATTTCTTTTCTTTTCTTAATTCCGATAGTTTCTTTTTCATTTGTATAAAGTTTAAAAACCTAAATATAACAGCACCTATGCGCGATTAAATATATTTCAACGCTCTTTGCAACCAATATTTACTATCTTTTATTTTCCCTAATACAACATTGCAGTTATGGCAAAGCAACCCCCTAACTTCTCCTGTTTTATGGTTATGGTCAACACAAAAATGTACCGAACCTTTTCTCCCTATGTCTTCTGAGTCACATAAAGCACACTTGCCATTTTGTAACTTATACATTTGATTATATTGTTTTTCGGAAATGCCATATCTTCTTTTTAAATTGACTTTTCTGTCTGATATCTTTTTAAATCCATTTTCTTTATATTCTAACATCATTTTTGAATGACATTTTTTACAAGAGCTTTGATAGCCGTCTTTTTTTGATTTGTTTTTATTAAAACCTGACAACGGTTTTTCTTCTTTACATTTAGTACACTTTTTCATAATGCAAATATAGTCATTTTTTTATTAACCGTATAGTATTTTTAATTTTAAAACGAGCGCATAGCTGCCAACCGCCGTTAGCGGTCATTGCTACACTTGTGCCAAAATCGAGATGGTAGGTGAATATTCAAAACAGTTTGCTCATAACGGTTGTCCACAATCACAACACATATCTCCGTTACAAAATTCACTATACTTAGTTCGCTTGTGTTCGCAAACCGATTTTATAACATTTGCTTGTGGCAATACTACCTGATTGCTTCGTATTAAGTGTAGTTCTTCTTCTCGTTGTTCAATAATTTTTTCGAGTTCATTTACTGAATGTTCTCCTTTTCCTTTGTATCTAATATATTTTTCCATAATATAAATTTTATTTAATTAATCCGTACTGCCACAAGCCATGAACCGTTACCCCGCATCAGCTTTAGTTAACATACCAACAACATTTGTTGATATGGTATTATTACCGCACGATGAACAAAATACAGTTTGAGAATTGCATGATGTAATGGTATGAACCGGGGAAATTTTCATACTACTTATATTTGTGTTAAAGCAATGCTGATGAGTTGTATCACACTTTTCTAAATGCTCTAAATATACACGTTTATATTGATGTAGTATATTGTTTTGAAATTGCAAATATTGTATTTTATCTTCTTTCTCATTATTTTTAATAATACCACTTGCCATAAAACAACATAGTGAGAAAATTATAATTTTATATGGGAATTGTTTCATAATTTAGTTAAATTGGTTCTAATCCTTTACTTTTACATCCATTAAAATAGTACTTTAATGCCACTCTCCTTGCTTCAGTATCATAACTTGGGTTATTACCGTTAATGGCCCATTCTATTAACTTATCAAATTGAGGTTTATTTTTAATGTGTGTTTTCTCTGACATTAACTTAGCTTTATAGCTTGAGAAAGCCTCCTCTTTGATTTTTGCCCTATCTTCCTTACTTTCAATTACAGTTTTAACTCCTTTTATTTTACAAATAAGCGTATAAAAGCTTGGAGCTGTAAAAGGTAGCGTTTCAGTTGTTAAAAAGTCTTTATATGCGTTTAAAATAGGTTCTCTCATTTCTGCTTTTAAATCAATAACCGGTTTATCTGATTTGGGCATTTCAATAAGATTTATCCATTCACGCTTTGAGTTTAAAAGCTCACTGCTATCCATGTATTTTTTAAACCAATTCCATAAAGTTTGAACGTTTATACCAAAGTAATCGCCATATTCTTTTAAAGCTCCTTTTCTAAATGCTAGTTCAATTTCACCGTGCCTCGCATAAGGATACTTTACAACTACCTCTTCTAAAAATTTTTCAGTCATAAATGTAAATGCTTTTTCATCTTCTGCTTTTATTGACCCGGTGTATTCAGTTGCAATAACTATTGATTTATATATACTTTTTAAATTGTCAAATCTTGGCGATCCTTTTAAATGAGGCGTTCTCATGGCCATTATATACGGCTTATATTGCTCGGATACTTGGTTAATCAAGTCTAGGTCGTGTGTCGCTATTTCCATTTTCTTCGGTTTTCCATTTGTTAAGTGCTAATTCATAAGCTGTTTCTATCTTTGAAACATGAGTAGAGAAATCATTTTTAGGTTTAATAAATTTCGTTTCATTACGAATCCACGTGCCATGCCGCCTTTTAATATCAAATACTTTTTCCATCTCAAACCGCATTTTTTTACCATTTGGAGAATGTTCAGTCCAATATTCAATAAATTCTTTTCTTAATTCTGCTCCGATTGTTAACCAAGCTAGTTTTGTGAACGATTCTTTGCGTTCTTCAAGTGTTAATTTCATTGTTTTTGTTGCTACGTCAAACATACTATTTATTTTTTAAAGTTCAAAATATAAAGATGACAACTTTTGCCATATATGCTCTTTTTTAACATTTTAGTCTTAATTAACTCCCCTTTGTTAAAAAGATTTGTAATTGAACGCTTAATTGATACCTCATTATGATTTTTTATACCAAAAGACACCCAAACCTCGGACCATGAAAAGGCATTTTTTGGATGATTTTTGAAATATTGCAATACTTTAGATTCAAGGCTTTTAGCGTTTGATTGCTCAGTTAACAATTCATCATCTTTAAGGTGAGTAGTGTTGTAAAATAAGTCTGTTTGCTTCATAGGTTAATGATTGATAATTTTAATTCAGATTATATTATTTAAAAGTGATGGTACTCGTTTTCTTGCTTGAGAAGTGCGTGTATAGATGTCGGTCGTTTTAATATTTGAATGACCTAATAACTCCTGTATAATAATTAATTCAGTTCCTTGCTCATGCAAATGTGTTGCATAACTATGCCTTAATGTATGAGCATGAATATTTTTAATAATTCCAGCTTTTTTCGCCCAATATTTTAATAGTTGGTTTACTGAACTTTCTGTATATCTATCGCTAAATTGACCATTAAATACATACTTGCTTGGTTTATATTCCGTTAAATATTTATCTAATAATTGAATTAAGTTATATTCAATTGGAATATTTCTTGATTTGTTTCCTTTTCCAAATACAACATTAACCTCCATTCTCTCCCGATCAATATGTTCTAGTTTTAAACAAATTAATTCTTGCATTCTTAACCCACAATTATAAAAAAGACATATAATCAATTGGTGTTTTAAATTCTTTGGGTACTGAATTAGCTTTTTAATTTCATCCCTAGAAAGAACAATTGGTATACTTTCCTCTTTTCGTGGATATGGTAAGTCTGATAAATCAAGTTTAATTTTTAGAACATACTCAAAATACCTTCTAGTTGTTGCCACAAATTGTTTGTGATAACTTCTATTATTAACGTTATTAATTATGTAATCTTTAATTTTATCAACATCAAAATTATTAGACACCTTTTGTTCAATTACCCGTAAACAACTTATGTATGTTTCTATGCTAGACTGAGCATATTTACGCGCTAATAGTTCCCGGTAAAACTTAGCTTCACTATCTGTTTTTATTTCCATATCTTTTTGATTTTCAAACTAGATTTTATTATATACACGTTA